CCCGACCTACTTCGCCCCGGTCACCTCGTTCCACCACGACGTTCCGTGGCAGACGATGGCAAACGCTGACGCAGTTCTGAACTTGACGCAAGCTGCGTCTGAGTTTGTGATGCAGAAGCTGCTGATCCGTAAGGAAGTAGACTTCATGGCGAAGTACTTCACTGGCGGTGTCTGGACTTTCGACTACGACGGTGTTGCTTCTTCGCCTTCGTCGAACCAAGTGATCCAGTGGTCGGACCAGACCAACGGTGACCCCATCGGTGACGTGCGTGATGCGAAAACCGCAATCATGCAGTCGACTGGTTTCGAAGCCAACAAGCTGGTCATCGGCCGTCAGGTGTACGACGCTCTTGTCGACCACCCGGATATCGTCGACCGCGTGAAGTACTCGGGCGGTGTGGGCAACGGCAACCCTGCTCGTGTGTCGCGTGAAGCTCTGGCCATGCTGTTCGAGGTCGACGAAGTGGTCGTGTCGAACGCCATCCAGAACACGGCTGCTGATGCTCTCACCAACACCCATGCTTTCATCGGTGGTAAGAAGGCTCTGCTGACCTACGCAGCACCTTCGCCGTCGCTGATGGCTCCTTCGGCTGGATACACGTTCTCGTGGACGGGCTATCTGAATCAGGGCAACGAGTTCGGTATCGCAATGAAGCGTATCCCGATGGAACTGAAAGAAGCCGATCGTATCGAAGGCGGCATGGCTTTCGATCACAAGCTGGTTGCAGCCGACCTCGGCTTCTTCTGGGATACGATTGTCGTTTAAGGGATGGAGGACTGACGAATGGCCCGACGACTCGTCGAACGAACCTTTGACCCCAAGAAACCTCTGGTGGCTCGCCGCGACTTTGTCGCGGCGGGTCGTCACTTCAAGGTTGGTGATTCCTTTGATTGGACTCGCCTCTCGGTTGCTCAGCGCCGTGTCAGCCAGATGTTTGATGCAAATATCGTTGGTCACACCGATGAAGAGCAAGCACCTCCCCCCGCTCCCCCTGCTCCGGAGCCGGAGGTTATCACAACCACCAATGATGACCTGAACGTCGACAGCCTTGCAGCATTGCAGGAGATTGCTCGCGCAGAAGGTGCTCCCATCAAAACTACAAAGATCGCACAACGTGAGGCGATTATTGCTCATCGGGAGGCCTGATTATGGCTTGGTCGTACGGCTCAAGACCTGGAACGTCTACCCAGTCGTCCCGTCTGGATGCCGTGCGGCACCTCGTTGGTGACGTGGACCAAGAAGACCAGCAGATTCAGAACGAAGAGATTCTCTTTGCTCTGAGTCAGGCTGCCGATGAGATTTACGGTGCTGCTGCCATGACATCGCGGGCTATCGCTGCGCGGTATGGTCGTCTGGTTGATACAGCGGTTGACCAGACGGGTGTGCAGGCCAGCTATTCTCAACGCCAGAAGCACTACCTGGATCTAGCTATCGATCTAGAAAAACAGGCCAAGAAGTATGGTGGCGCAAGCCTCGGTATGCCATCGGCCGGGGGCCTAAGTCGCTCTGAGGTTCGAGCTGTTGAGAGCGACGAAGATCGGGTTCCGTCGATGTTCATCGTAGACGAGCTTCGGGAGACCCGCAATGACGAACTCAAGCGTACGCTCTGAACTCGCAAATACAGCACGAGCAATCATTCGCGACTTTGGCGAACGATTGACACTTGTCCGTAAGTCTGTGGGCAACTATGACGTTGACACAGGCGTTCGTAGCTTCACAACAACAGAGTACTGTGTTCGCGTGGCTTTTGTCCGTGATGACAAGGATGAGTCTACTGACTTGGCTCGTTCAGAATCACGCAGAGCTTACATTGCTCCAGTTGACTGCTCAACAATCGAGACGAATGACGTTATCACGGGGGTAGGTGGTAACATGAAGGTCAGTCGCATCCACGAAGCCCTTATCGGTCGTGGCGGCGGTGTTGTCTATGTTTGCACACTGCAAGGATGACTTGCTCTCTGCACCGATACCGTGTATGATGGCGCAAGGAGTGCCGCTATGCTGAAGACACAGTTCAGAGTTATCGACAGGCGAGCCAGTGCCAGCAAGGCCCTGAGCGCGATCGACTCTGCACTGGGAACACTTCACAAGCGAGCTGTTCAGCATATGGTCGAAAAAGTGATCGAGTATAGTCCTGTCGATACAGGGACGTATATGGAGTCTCACAACGTTCGGCAGGGTCGTACCGCGTCACAAGCCACAGAGTCTTCCGCTAGGAAAGAGGGTAATCAGTCTTACGGGGAATACTCATCCGCAGCTCGCACCAGAATGATGGGGCAGGTTGAGGCGTTGGGTGATGCACGTGAGGCTGTCATTGCGAACAACGCTGTTCACGCTCGTTACGTGGAAAACGGAAACAGCAAGATGTTTGGCCGCTTTGTTTACCTGCGCGCACGAGAAGACACCAAGGACTTCATCCGCAGTATGGTCGCGGAGATGCGCCTATGACTGTGATGAATGAAATCAGGGCTGCTTTGGAGAATCACTTGCGGACTATGTCTGGAGTGCCTCCAATCGCAACACCTAACATGAAATACGATCCGGCCGAGAATACGACGTTTGTTCGCGCTCAGTTCGTACCGAGGACGCGTAGACCCGATGTTCGTGGACCTCAACCGATGCAGCGTTATGAGGGTTTCTACAATCTTCTAGTCTGTACCCCCACCTACGCTGGAGAGGGTGCTGGTTTGTCGATGGCAGACACACTCCTTCAAAGGTTTGACGCGACAACGGATATTTCGCGCGGTGGAGTCATCGTGCGTATCGACTACGCCGAAGTCGGTCTAAGTTATCTGGACACCCCATTCTTCTGTACTCCAGTCGTCGTGAGCTGGTACTCATACAACTGAGGAGACTCAAATGACTGTTGCTCAAGGTTCCAAGGCCAGACTCGCCTATGTGGTAGAATCCACTTACGGAACGACCCCAACCACCCCCACCCTGATTACGCTGCCGTATCGGACACACAGTCTTGATCTGCAGAAAACCCTGATGGAAGCTAACGATATTCGTGGCGACCGTATTCCACGAAGCTCTCGCCACGGTCCGAAGACTGCTTCTGGATCAATTGAGGTTGATCTTCGCCGTGGAAGCTATGACACCTTTTTGGAATCTGCTTTGATGAGTACGTGGGCGTCCAACGTTCTTAAGGTTGGCAGCACGAACAAGTTCTTCACTATTGAAGATCAAGCGACTGACATGGTGCAATACCGTGCGTTCAAAGGGATGACTGTTAACTCGATGTCAGTCAGCATCGTGCCTGATCAGATGGTGCAGGCAACCTTCAATATGCTTGGTCGTGACATGACGCAGCTGACTACGTCAGCATCGGGCACTGCACCGACTGCTGATGTAGGTTACGAGCCGTATGACAGCTTTGGGGCTATGCTTGAGGGTGGTTCGTCGCTTGGTATCGTGACTTCTCTTGATTTCACGGTCGACAACTCCCGCGCCAACGTTCCGGTCATTGGTACTCCGCTCTCAGCGGCTGTAGACTTCGGCAACGCTGTGATCACGGGCACCATGACTGTGCGTTACCAGAACAAAACGCTCATCGACAAGTTCCTGAACGAGACCACGTCTTCCATCGCAGTCACTGTTGACGATGGTACGGGTGCCAACTCTCTGCAATTTGTGTTCCCGAGCGTGAAGTACAACGGAGCAGCCGTTCCCGTTGCGAACCCGCAGGGCCGGGTTATCACGCTTCCGTTCATTGCGGAGTATAACGATGCCGAGGCTACGAACCTTAAGATTGTTCGCACCTACGCAGCGTAATCCACCCCCGGTGGATAATAGGGGTGGGAGGTTTTGTCGGGGAGCCTCCCGCCCCACCCCCGACAGCCCGACAGGAGAAAAAATATGGATTTGAATTCGCTTGAGGTTAAGTCTGACACGTCTGTAGTCAAGCTTTACCATCCCGTCCACAACACTGCTATGGTGAATGATGATGGATCTGATATGACCATCACTGTTCACGGGAAGTACAGCAAGCGTTACCGCGAAATTCAGCAGAATCAGCAGAATGCCCGCCTCAAGCGCGCTGAGCGCGGTGGCAAGATGAAGTTGACGGCAGAAGAAATCCTTGCTGACCGCCTTGACCTCACTGTTGGGTGTGTTGATTCTTGGAACATCCAGTTGGATGGAAGCGTTCCAGAATGCACTCCATCCAATGTTCGCAGCATCTTCCAGCGTTTTCCGTGGATGCGAGAGAATATTGAAATCGAAATGGAGGACACTCAAGCTTTTTTGAGCGTCTGACCGAAACCCTCCTAGACTATGCTGAACGCAGGTTCGCCCTCGACCAACTGGTTGAGGGTGTCCCACTGCGCTTGCATCTTGAGCAGGAGGAAAAGGTCACAGGTGTTGCACCGGAAGAGCTTAGGTTGCCTGACTTTCCAGACGTAGCCAGACACGTCTGGGACCACTTTCTGTCTATACATCAGGGGCGGTCGTATGGTATAAATGGTCCAAACCCCATCAGCTTCCAGGACATACACTTCTGGAGCCAACTGACGGGGTGGACTCTTAGTCCGTGGGAAGTCTCGACGATAAAGAAGCTCGACGTGGTTTTCCTGAGCAAGAAAGAGGAGCCTGACGATGGATCTGGGTGAGATCGGTGTAATCCTTGTAGCCGAGGGTGAGGCCGAAGCACGTGGGGCAGTCGAGCGATTTGTTCGTGCTAGGGATGCCGCAGTCCGTTCAATGGAAGAAGGTGCCCAGCGTGAGATTCGCGCAGCCGAAGCCATTGAGCGGGCCATCCAACGTGAAATTCGTGAGTATGAAAACCTTGTTCGCACAGCTTCTGGCTTAGAGCGGGCGTATCAGGACCTCGTCGCATCATTCAACCCGCTGAACAGGGCTCAGTTGGAGTATGCACGCAGCATTGAGATGCTTGATTCTGCTCTTGAGGCAAACGTAATCAATGAGCAACAGCGTGCTCGTGCGATGGATTTGCTCCAACAGAAGATGGCATCCGCGTCTGAGGCTGAACGCACGGCTGAGATTGAGCGTGTTGCCAGAGCAACAGCTGAACATACCCGAGAGATCCAAAATGCCCAAGAGGCGTACGATCGTCTCGCTGCAAGTCTTGATCCTCTAGTTGCTGCTCAGCAGAAGTATGATGCTGGCATCGATGTTCTCAATCAAGCTGAAGCTAAACGTATCCTAACCTTGGAGCAACGAATCGCTGCTGAGAAGCGTCTTGATGCTCAACTCGCAAAAGATATTGCTGCTGTGAATGCAAAACAGGGTGCTGCTGGTGGTGCTGAGGAAGAAAAGCAGGCCGCAGCTACGAGAAAACTCAAGGCAGAGATAGACAGCCTCACGTCTACAGTCGAGGTTGCAGCACGCGCACAACAACTTTACGATCGCGCTGTTCGCGTCACGACACAGGGTGTTGAGGCAGGAGCTATAAGTGCTGACAGAGCTGCTCAGATTATGGCAGCCACCAACTCCCGTATTGAGGCGATGGGTCACATCGTCAACCAGAACGGAGAGGTTCTATCACGTGATGCGACGAGCTGGCAACGCTGGGCTCGCGGGGGTGTGCAGAACGCTGGTTATCAGGTAGCTGACTTTGCTGTTCAGGTACAAGGTGGCACGAGCGCTATCGTTGCATTCGGCCAACAGGCTCCGCAATTTCTTGGGATGTTTGGTGCTTTTGGTGCGGCGGCTGGTGCGGTCGTGGCAATCATGGCGGCGGTTGCGAGCTACTTTGTATTGACATCTGGTGAAGCTGCATCTTTGAAAGACAGTGTGGATGAGTTAGAAACATCTGTTAGGAAATACGGCGACTCTATTGGCTTGATCCGTAATCTGGATCTTGATGAAGAATTTGGTAATCTTGCTGAGCAAGTCAGAGGCGTTACGGAAGCGACCGTCGAACTTGATCGCGCCATGCTCCTGTCCAACCTTCAGAAGTCAATTAAGGCAATCAAACAAGAGTTTATCGAGCCTGGACTGGGTCAACAGATTAGAAATGCTTTTGTTACGTCTCTCTCCGGTGGTGCTTTGATCGACGCCAACCTGACTGAAGGTTCTCGTCAGCAAAACTTTGCGAAGCTAGGGCTGAACATCGGGTATGACGTATTCGAAGGTATGATGACGGGTATGGCAAATGCTGCAAATGCGGGAGATGTCGAAGCTGTTGCAAATACGATGTCTGAGATGATCAAACAAGCGATCCCAAGTGGTCAGCTTGTTGATATGGATGGAACCATTAGTGATGGTGCGGTTTTCCTTCTACAGCTTGATGCCATGTATAAGCTGATTGCTCAGGCCAATGCTGAAATGAATGGTTCTGCAGAAGCAGCTAAAGATGCTGCGGAAGCTGCGGAAGATGCAGCTAAAGCAGAAGAAAAACGTCTAAGAGAACTTGAAAAAATTGCTGAAGCCCGTGCCAGAGATTTGTCAAAGGGCCTAGAGATGCTCACGACTCTGCATAATCAAACAGAGTTGCAGGAAGCAATCCTCCGCTACGGTGAGGACTCTATCGGTGTAGAAACAGTCAAGGCTCAGCAAGCACGTGAGGCATACTTCGCACGCGTGAATGCACTTGATATTGAAGATAGTCTTAGACAGATCTTGCGCGACAGCTATGACGAGATGGTCGCAGCTACGGATGAATCTTCTCGCTTTGCTGATGAAGCTGCTCGAGCCAAGGCTGAGTTTGATGGTATCGTTGGCTTGATCACCACAATCCAGGGCCAAATCGCCAGCTTGGGCCTTAGCAATATTGGCAAAGAAGCAAGACTTGCAGCGCTCCGCGCTGGTCAGAGTGAAGCAGAAGCTGGCCTTGCCGGGACGATTGCCACAGAGCGCGCACGCCTCTCCCCCGCTCTTGGGGCTGGTGAGGCATCTATTCGTGCCGGGGCACAGGCAGAACTAGATGCCTTTATTGCTTCTAAGCAAAAAGAGTTAAGTCTCGATACAGAGATCAGTGCAATTGTAAAAGAGCGCCGGGATGCTGAGCGTGAGGATAAGAAGGGTGGTGGCGGCAAAGATGATCCGCTCATCGAGCTCATCCGGCGCGTTGAGCTTGAGCGTGAGCTTCTCGGTGTGTCTGAGTCTGAGCGTGATGTTCGTATGGCTGT